CCGCGCAGAACCTCGCCGCCGACATCGAACTGTATCTGACCGGCCTGTATCCGCCACGGCCGGTCGTCACCATCGACCACGAGTCGGGGCCGATCCGCATGAGCGACGAGAACGGCTGCCTCATGGCGTACCTCACGCTCCTGCTCACCGTCGAAACCAACCAAGCATAATCATCGAAAGGCGTATGGCAAATGGCCACAGACACTTCGTACATCACCAGCGGCAACCGCGCCGACCTGGTCAAACTCATCAAGGACTACGCGCTCTTCCTGTGGAAGCTCGACGATCCGAACATCCCCGCGATGCCCGACTCCGAAACCTGGACGCCGCCGGAGGGCAAGAAGCCGGTCGGCTACAACTCGGAGGACGGCGCGGTACTGCACCCCGAGCCGGGCGACGAGACCGAGATCAAGGGCCACAACGGCGACATCGTGGTCTCCGAACAGGAGCCCGGCTACTGGACCCTGCAGATACCCGGCATCGAATGCCGTCAGGACATCGCCGAAGCCTACTTCGGCGTCAAGGCCGACACCGACGGCAACTTCCATGTCAGGGACGCGGCCACGAACATCGAATACATGGCCGTGCTCGCATGCCTCGACCAGTACGGCAACCCGATCGTGCTGCCCATCGGCAAATGCAAGGTCTCCGACCGCGACGACATGACCCTCGTATCCACGGAGGTCGTGACCTTCAACGTCACGTTCAAGATGTTCAAGGCCTCGGACGGCTACATGTTCCACGTCTATGGTCTGCTCGCGGCCGAGAAGGCCGGACTGGCCACCAAGGTCGACTCGCTGGCCGCCACCCCGAACACGCTGACCGTCGCCGCCGGCCGCACCGCGACGTTCAACGTGACCGTCTCCCCGGCGAACGCCACGGGCTGGACCATCACCGCCACAAGCGGCGCCACCGCGAAGGCCACCGCCACCGTCAACGGCAACACCGTCACCGTGACCGGCAAAAGCGCCACCGAAACCGGCAAACCCGTCACCATCACCGCCACCGCCGGAGGCAAGAACGTGACCGTGCCAGTCACCGTCACCGCCTGACCCTGACATTCTTCCCCGCCCGCACCGATGGCGGTCCCTGCGGACGGGGAACCCTCCACGCATCGACCGCCGCAACCAATATTTTTTAGGAGACCGCCATGAGCGAAGAAAACAAGCCCATCGAAATCGAACCCGACATCAACACCGACGCCGAACAGCAGCCCGACGTGTGCCTCAGCCTCAAGGGACTCGACACCGAAGTCACACTCCCCAACCTCAACTCCGCCGACCTGCCCATCGAACTGGTCAACGTCGTGCTCATCGTCAAAAGCAAGGTCGTCCTGAGCGAGGAGGAGACGTTCCACGCCACCGCCGTGTTCCTCGCCTACCTGCAGGAAATGCAGCCGACCTTGTGGAACAAGCTGCGGAAGGCCGGCAACCCGCTCGGCTGGATCAGCGCCATCGTCAAAGGCTGGGCCGAAGGATCGGGCCTCGACCCAAAATCGTTTACCTCCTCATCCTCCACCAACAGCATCACTCGGCGCTGACCACCGACTGGCTGACCCGCTACCGGCGCGTCTGGAAGCCATGCCACCTCAACGCATGGCTCGACGCGCCAGCCGGCCGCAAACCATCCGGCAACCTCGACTACGAGAGCGCATGGGCGCTCACCCGCGAAATCCTGCGCGACCACACCTCCAACAGCTTCGCCGCGCTCGCCGGATGGTCATACACGCCCACCGGAGCGGAAATCGCGCTCTGGGACCAGATGGAACTCGAAGGCCGACTCAAACGCAAAGGCTACCGGCCATGGGCCGACCGGAGAACCGACATGTTCCGCCGACCGGCCACGGAAACCCACGCCGATTATGAGGCGCGCATGGCCCGCCGCAAACGCCTCAACGACCACTACCACATCGAATGACCCCGACCGCCATCGGGGCCTCCCAACCACACAGGAGAAGCCCCGATGGCAGAAAGCAGCATCGGCGTCGTCTACATCGAAGTCGCCCCCAGCGGCAAGGACTTCGGCAAGAAACTCGAAGGCGACATCACCCAGGCCGCCGACAACGCCGCCAAGACCGGCGGCACCAGCATCCTCGGCAAATTCGGCGGCGCATTCGGCAAAATCGGCAAAGTCGGACTCGGAGCCATCGGCACCATCGCCGGAGGCATCACCGCACTCGCCGCCAAAGGCGGCTTCCAACGCGCCCTCGCCATCGAAAACGCGCAGGCCAAACTCAAGGGCCTCGGCCACGACTCCAAAAGCATCGCCGAGATCATGAACAACGCGCTCGCCAGCGTCAAAGGCACCGCGTTCGGCCTGGGCGACGCGGCCACCGTGGCCGCGACCCTGAGCGCCGCCGGCATCAAATCCGGCCAGCAGATGACCAACGTCCTCAAAACCGTCGCCGACACCGCACAGATATCAGGCCGCAGCCTCACCGACATCGGCACCATCTTCAGCAGCGTCGCCGCCCGAGGCAAACTGCAGGGCGACGACATGCTCCAACTCATGAGCTCCGGCGTACCCGTCCTCCAACTGCTCGCCAAACACCTCGGCAAAACCTCGGAAGAGGTCTCCGACATGGTATCCAAAGGCAAAATCGACTTCCAAACATTCGCCGACTCCATGCAGGAAGGCCTCGGCGGAGCCGCATTGGCCGCCGGCGACACCTTCAGCGGCGCATTGGCGAACGTGAAGGCCGCTCTCAGCCGATTGGGCGAAGGCCCCGGCAAGATCGCGCTCGAATCATTGCGCAAGACGTTCAACGCGGCCATTCCGGCCGTGGACGCGCTCTCAAGCCAGCTCACACCATTCGTGGAGCAGTTGAACGGCAAGCTCACCCCGTATGTGGACAGGGCCGTCAAGCTCATCGAGCAATTCAGCCAGGGCTTGCAGGACGGCAGCATCACCGTTCAGGACATCGCCGGCAGTCTCGGCCAATTGGCCGGAGCGTTCGCATTGTTCGCCGGGGTCGGCGGCAACGTGGACAAGATCACCAACGTGTTCGACACGCTCGGCAAAATCGGCGACGGCGGATTCGACAAACTCACCACGGGCGTGAAGCAACTGCCCGGCCAACTGCAATCAGGACTGTCCGGCCTGCAACAGTTCAAATCGTATTTCAACAAGGACCTGCGCGCCGCGCTCGCCGTGGACGGCGACCCGTTCGCGAACGCGGTCAACCGCGTCCAGCAGGGCGGCGAACGACTCGCCGGCCCACTCAAGCAACTGGGGGCGAAGCTCGCGTCCACGGACATCGGCCGGTCCGTCTCGGGCATGGCCAACGGGCTGGGCGTCGAGTTCGGCAAGATCACCAGCTCCCTCGACTCGAACATCAAGACGCTGGGCGCCAAGGTCGGCGGAGGATTCTCCGGCGTGTTCTCCAAGGTGTCGGACAGCGGCCTCGTGTCCGGCCTGTCGTCGATAGCCGGCAAGGTGAAGTCCGCCACAGGGCCGATCGTCTCAGGATTGGGCGACGTGTTCGGCGGCATCGGCAACATGGTCGGTCCAAAGGTCCAGACGGGGCTCGGCAAGATCGGCTCCCTGTTCGGGTCGTTCTTCAGCCCCGGCAATTTCATGAAGTACATGGGCATCGCCGGCATCATCGCCGCATTGGTCGCGGGCCTCGGCATGCTGGACCAGAGCATGCAGGGGCAGTTGTTCGCGATGATAGGCCAGCTGTCCGCGCAACTGCCGACACTGCTGCAGCAGCTGAACATGCAGATCACCGCCAGCCTGCCGGCCATGCTCGCCCAGGGCGCGGCCATCCTCACCGCGCTGATGAACGCGATCAGCACGAACGCACCCCAGCTGATGACCACCGCCGTGCTCATCGTCACCACGTTGGTCAACGGGCTGGCCTCGCAACTGCCCACGCTGCTGCCGGCCGCTCTCGACATGATCATGGCGCTCGTCAACGGATTGGCATCCAACGCCGGCCAGCTGCTCAACAGCGGCATGCAATTGCTGCTCGGCCTCGCGCAGGGTTTGATGAACGCGCTGCCGCAGCTCATCGCACAGGCACCCACCATCATCGGCAACCTCGTGCAGTCGATAGCCGCGAACCTGCCACAGATCCTGCAGACGGGCGTGAAGATCCTCGTGACCCTCGCCAACGGTCTGGCCAGCGCCATACCGCAGCTGATCGGCAAGATCCCCGCCATCGTGCGCTCCATCTGGAACGGGTTCACAAGCGTGAACTGGGGCGAGGTCGGCATGAACATCATCACCGGCATCGCCTCCGGCGTCACATCCGCCGCCGGCAAGCTCGTCGACGCGGCGGTCGGTGCCGCCAAGGACGCTCTGAACTGGGTCAAGGACAAGCTCGGCATCCATTCGCCGTCCCGCGTGTTCAGGGACCAGGTCGGCGTGATGATAGGCCGCGGCATGGCCGAGGGCATCGATCAGAGCCAGCGGATCGTCAACCGCAGCCTCGACCGGATAGCCGCCGGACTCACGCTCGACGACCATTCGTTCGGCTCGCCGTCCATCGGAACCATTGGCGGAGGCACGGGCATGCTGCGCGACGGCAATGAACAGGCCTCCATGCAGACCGCCTTGCTGGAACAGCTGCTCGCCGCACTGGTCGCCCTGCACGCGGACATCCCGACCATGCTGCAGGCATTAGGTGTCGAGGTCGACGGGCGCGAAGTAGGAAGGCTGATACGCAAGTATGCAAACGCTTAAATATGTGTGCGCGTCGACCGGCGACGAGATCGTCATGAGCGGCCCCGACATCTTCGCGCAGACCGCCGAAGGCATCCGAGGCCGCTCATGGAGCTACGACCTCGGCTATAGGAGCCTGAGCGGCGTGACCCGCACCGCGAGGGAGACCGACCTGGAACTCACCTACCTGCGGTGCCCGGAGAAGGCGGACTGGACGCGCCGCCTGTTCGATGCCGACGTTGCCGCAGGAACGCCGGGCATGTTTGATGCTGACGGCTGGACGACTCGCGCCTACGTGGTCAAGGCGGAGCCGCAGACCATCACGCCGGTGATAATCCAGCAGAAGCTCACCGTGGTCATGCTTGACGGCATCTGGCGTAAGGCCGGGGAAGTGCAACGCTTCTGGAGCGATTCACTCCAGCCCGGCCTCGACCTGGATTATCCGCACGATTACGAGCATGACTACAAGCCGACCACCAGAAACGCCACCGCACACAACCCGCAGCCCACGGCCATGCCGTTCCAGATGACGATCTTCGGACCCGCGACCGCGCCCGCCATCACCATCGGCGGCAACCGGTACAAGCTGACCACCGACATCCCCAGCGGTGCTTTTGCGACCATCGTCGGCATCGCCGGCCGCAAAAGCGTCACACTGACGGCCGAGAACGGCGACGTCACCGACATTTTCGCCAAGGCCGAACGCGGCGACGGACTGGACGGCGGAAACTACATCTTCCAACCCATACCGCCCGGCGACAGCCCCGTCGAATGGCGGGGATTCGGCTTCGACTTGACAGTCTTCGAAGAGGAGAGCGAACCGCCATGGACCTGATCGTCACCGACGCCGGCCACATCGACCGCGCCGTCATCGAGGACTACGCCCTCGACGCCGCCTGGGGAGCCGACGAAAACGACTTCGAACTCACGGTGGACCGAATGCTTGAACCCGGCAGCTACGTGTACGCGGACGGCTCGGAGCTCGGCGGCGTCATCGACTCGCTGCGCGACCGGCTCGAACGCGGCGGTTCTACCCTCACCTATGGCGGCAGGACCTGGCATGGCATCCTCGCCAACAAGATCCTCGCCCCCGACACGGGCCAGAACTACCTCGTCGTCTCCGGCAAAGCCTCCACGGTCATCGGCATGATCGTCAACCGTGTCGGTCTCGCCCCCCTGTTCCAGGCCGTCGCACCACCACCGGGCATCGGCGACCCCGACATCAAGACCTATCAAGTCGCCCGCTACACCGACTGCTATGCGGGACTGAGGGCGATGTGCGCGGCCAACGGGCTCAAACTCAGACTCGCCTACAGGTCTGGACACGTAGAGATCTGGGCAGAACCCGCCGCCCACTACGGCGACTCGATCGACTCCGACCTGATCGACTTCGATGCGACCCGCACATGGCTCCGCGTCAACCACCTCATCGGCCTCGGCAAAGGCGAACTCGCGAACCGCACCGTGGTCCACTGGTACGCCGACAAGGACGGCAACGTCAGCCAGAACCAAAGCCTGCACGGAACCGAGGAGATCGCCCAAACCTACGACTACTCGAACGCCGAATCCGACGAGCTCGACGCCAAGACCCGCGACAAACTCATCGGCATGCAATCACAAGGCGACGTGAAAGTCACCGTGCGCGACGGCACCGAGATCGAGATGGATGTAGGCGACACCGTCGCCGCACGCGACCAGATCACCGGCATCACCGTCCAAGCGACCGTCACCAAGAAAATCACCAAAACCAAGAACGGCTCCATAAGCATCGACTACGAAGCCTCATAGAAAGGAACGTCATGGCCAAGAACAACGACTGCATCGTCGCCGAATGCGACCGATGCGGAAGATTCGCCTGGTACACCCCATCGAACGCAGACGCCCTGAAAAACGACTGGTGGGACGTGCAACGCCTCGACGCCGACGGCAACCAACACGGCTACTTCTTCTGCTCCAACTGCCACCAGGAATACGTCAACCGTCTCAGGGACGCCGACAACAGCTTCGAATCATGGAAGAAGAACGGAGGCAGGCAATGACCATGGAACTCGTCACCGGGCACGCGGGCGAACCCCACGTCACCGCCGCACAGGACGCGGCCCTCCACGCAGGCGTCATCGGCGGCGACGACTACGTGCTGTCCACAAAGGACCGATTCGCCATCAACGTCGTTAGCGCCAACAAGGTCACCATCGCTGGCGGCGATCTTGTCATGCAGGGCTACCATGCCAGCAACGACAAACCCGCCGACCTCATCATCACCAACGGCAGCCAAGGCCAAAAAAGAAACGACATCATCTGCTGCCGCTACACCAAAGTCGGCGACTCCATAGAATCCGCCAACCTCGTCGTCGTCAAAGGCACACCCACAACCGGAACCCCGGTTGACCCCACCCTCAACACAACCCCCATATCGCAGGGAGCCACCACCTACGACATGGCGCTGTACAGAGTCCCGCTCGACGGCATCACCATCGGCGAACCCGAACCCATGTTCAACATCCTCCAACCAATGTCATCCGTGTGGGATTCCCTAACCCAGCGTTCCACGACATGGAGGGTCCCTTACAGCAACGACAGTATTTCGCTGACGCGCGTGGGTGATATCTGCTTCGCGGGCGGCAACGTGAAATTCAACCAGAGCGGCGAG